AGCTGGCTGGTCGACGAAGCGACCCACAGCCTGGACGGCAGCGGCGGGTTGAAGACGTCGATCAAGCTGGAGAGCCGTTAGACGAAGTCATCCAGCCGCGGGTTGGCGAACAATTCATGCACGTAACGGATGGGCCAAACCATGCCGAGTTGCGCCGCAAGCTCATCTTTTGTGCCTATTCGACCGGTATAATGCCCTAAGATTTGCGTAGCATCGTTGCCGAAATATACATTGCCCTCTGGCGTCGTGTAACCGCCCCTCGCCCTTGAAATGACAAGTGCCCCCGACATCCCATCCCTCGAAGCGGTGTCGACCAAATAATGTCGGTGACCTGGCTGGTCGATCACGGCATCGGGTTCAACGGCCAGTGACCCTCGTTTCCAGATTGGCAATCCCATGCGATGCAGATTTTTTGGGAAACCAAGAATGAAAACCTCGCTTCCGACAGCGAACAGGTGGTTTTGTGTCCCAATCTCGTTTGCGAAGAGAGCGGCGCATTTCGGTGGCAATGTCGCGTCGAAGAATACGGCCGCTAGGTCAACCTCCCCAAAACCGAGGGGATGAATATACCAAATCGGATCGCCTTCAGCATCGTAAAGATCGAGCATGTAGTGGGAATGTCCGAAGTCGCTCATCAGCAAGCTAACTTCGATCTTGTTTGGCCTGGCGCCGGTCTCTTCTGATAGCGCCTTCTTGGTTTCGGGGTGTGCGCCGGTCAGACAATGCCATGCTGTCACCAGCGCGATACGATCGGGAAGCCGCCATAAAAAGCCAGTGCCAGTCGCAAGTTCCCGATCGTCACGGTACATCTTCAGATGAACGGCTAAGCGGCTAAAGGGGTCAACGGTAATGACTTTCGGCGGTGGCATAATTTACTCCTTGCGCACCATCTGGGCGCCAACCCAGAAATACAGCTGCCCGTGTTCATCGCGCGACGCATACCCCAGGTCGATCGCGGCTGTCATCGCCTCCCCATGCGGGCGCCAGGCCGTTACTCGCCGCCCGAATAGGAAAATCGCATAGCGTTCGCCGGACTGCCGGACGCGAACGCTACTTCTTGCCGCCGGCAATACCCAGATCCACGTCCGTCGCCCCGAGCGAGCCAGCCACGGCAGCCAGGCCGCCGCCACAGAGCATCGTTCCCTGCTGTATCGATTGTGTGAGATCCTCCAACTCCGCCTGCGCCGAGATGCTGGTGTCGCCGTCGATGATATCCTTCAATTTGCGGGCGCCGATCCATTTGTCGAGATAGGACGCATCGCAAGCCTCGATCGCATCCGTCGCGCTTTTCCTGCTCTTCGCATCGAAGCTCGCGGGGATCCCGAGCTTCTTGATGTCGCCCCCCGTCGTGACGCAGGAATTCTCCGCGCGATCGGCGGCGCGATAGGCCGCGACGGGATCGCCGCTATCCGCTGCTTTCGCCACGTTGGTCATCGCGGCATCACAAGGCGCGCCGATTGCCGTCACATGTTTGAAGAGCACGATCGCGTCGCCTTTTGCGCTGCCCGTCGAAATCGATGATTTGGCGGCCTCGTCTCCGCGCGCACACCAGCCCAGCGTAAGGATGATCAGAACGAGGGCGACGGCCGCGAAGATCATCGCATGCCGATGCTCTCTTTGTCGGGCCGCGACGGCGCCTGGCGAAAAATCTGTTTGGCAGTGCGGGCAGCGCGACGCCGCAACATGCAGCGGTTGCTTGCATTTTGGACAAGCAACCTCATTCCACTTCGCTTTCTTCCCCATGCCCCGCCCCAATTAACCTAGTGTTTCCCGATCGACGCCACGACGCGGCCGATCACGTACATCTCGTCATCATGCGCAGTTTCCGGCCCCACCGCCGGATTGTCGCTATTGATTTTGTAACTGCCATCCGGGTTCGCCCAGATCCGCTTGACCATACCGATGTCGGCAACTGCGACCGACCAGACTTCGTTCTGCTCGTTGATCCGTTTGCGCCTCAGGTCGATGATAACGATCGCGCCGTCCAGCAGCGTCGGCTTCATCGAATCGCCCTTCACCCGTGCAAAGACAAGCATGTCCGGTGGCGCGTCGGTAAACTCGCGCAGCCAATCCTTATGGAAATAGCGCCTCGTTTCCGCCACCGCGCGATCATCGAGATAGGTTCCGCCGGCACCAAGCGTCAGGTCGACCTCTTTCACGCCGATCAGACCCAGTTCGGCGAGCGCATGTTCATCGAGAGGCGGCGGTTGAGCGCGAAATGATCGACGTCCATCGGCAATGGCTGGCATGCCGACATCATCATCCTCGCCGGTCAGAAACTCCGGCGTGGTCTGCAGTTCCCGGGCGATTCGGTGAAGGTGCCTGGTTGTTTGCGACTTCCCGGAAATCAGGGCGGCGATGCTTGGCTGTTTGATCCCGATGCGCCGGGCCAGCTCCGCTTGGGACATACCGATTTCGTCCAGGCGCTTGGCCAGCCTATTGCCGCGGATCGAGTAATTTTCGGCAGCCGTCATGGGCTCGGGACCTATAGGAGTGTCTATAGGCAGCACACTGCCGTTTTGTCTATTGACCACCTATAGGACCTTCTATAGCTATAGGTGCATGGAAACGACACCAACCCGATTTGAAGCCCTCACCACCTGCCGCGATCGTGCAGGGTCTGACAGCCAGCTGGCGCGTGATCTCGATGTCACGCAGCCGACCGTCTGGCGTTGGCTGAAGCAGACCAAGCAAATGCCACCCGAATATTGTCTGAAGGCAGAGCGGATCTACGGCGTTCCGAAAGAGTATCTGCGCCCCGACATCTATCCCCGCGACGTCATGGTCGACCAGGCAGTCGAAGACCGCTTCTGCGGCATCGACATGCGCGCCGGCGAACGCCGCGAAGCCCCGCGACGAGTGGCCTGACCATGGCCGGGGGGCTCCAACATCATCATCAAATTGACGGGCATGCAGCCCCGTCGATCCGGTCCGCCGCTTTTTCCTTCCGGGCGGCGACATCGGACTGCGAACAGGTCGCGGAGGCATCGCCCCTCTACCCCGCTCCCGCGACCTGTTCGCCCTTGTCATCCCCCGTCCCCTGCGGCCGCTGCGCCGGCACCCCTGCCCGCCGCTGCTGCCTGACCATAGCTGCCAGCCTGATCGCTACGCCGATAGCCGGTAACTTTCATAACCTTACCGCCCCGACCGGAGAGCCCGCATGAACATCTGTGAACTGATAGAAGCTGTCGGGGTCGACCAGGTAGGCATCCAATATCTCGATCGGTGCGCCGACTCGCTCAATTATGACGCGAAGCGCGGCACTCGGATCACCTTCGGCACCGAAGAACCGCTGAACCTGCAGGGCACGGAACGGCTCGGCATTGTCGTCTGGCTCGACCGCAAAGCCGTCGCCGGCGCGCTGAAGGGAGAAGCCGCGTGAGTACCGACCGCACAGTTACCCTCACGCCAGAACTGCAGGAATTGAAGGCAGCATGTCGCGCCCTAGTCCGTGCTTTTGGCGGGCAGGCCGCGGCGGCGGAACGGCTTGGCACCCGGCAACAGCGGATCAGCGACTGCTGCAGCGCGAACACCGACACGTTCCTGCGCCTGGACGAAATCGCGATCCTCGAAGCGGAGACCGTCGGTTATCCTGGTCATCCGCACGTCACCAATGTTTTGGCCCGCCAGCGCGGCCGCGAGACGGTGGAAACGCCAGCGGCAACCGCGACGGGGCGCGATCTGCTCAAGCTCTATGCCCGCCAGTCCAAGGAAAACAGTGACCTTTGCGAAGCGGTGCTCGACGCCAAAGCGGATGGCGAAATCGACCTCTTCGAAGCCGAAGCCATTGACGACGCGATCGATGACGTCGTCGCCGGCGCCTTGGCAATGCGGGCTGAAGTCCGCATGATCATCCGGGAGGCGCGCCAGTGAACGCTCCGGCCCAGCAACCGCGTAAGCGCAACATCGTCGCGGGTGACGATCCGAACCTGCGCCAGCGGCATTCGATGATCGCCTGTCCCCACTGCAACGCGCCGTCGGTCATCCGCACTTCGGAAATGGTGACGCCGACCAGTAAGGATCTGTTCTGTCTCTGCCAGAACCCTGACTGCGGGTTCACTTGGAAAGGGCAGATCAGCATCGTTTACGGCCTGTCACCCAGCGCCATTCCGAACGAGCACGTCGACATCCCGATGGCGCCGGCCAGTCTGACCCGAAAGACCTATTTCCCGCCGCCCGGCGGTTACGACACCGCGACGATCGACATGTTCGATACCGAACCGACCGACCAAGCAGCCTGATCTCCCAACCCCGCTCAAAACCCGCTCTCCGGCGTTTCGTCGGCCCCCTGACTGCACCCTTTTGATAGGTCCCTGATGTCATTTTCCGACAAGATTATTGCTGGCCTCAAAGCACAGTTCGCCTTCAAATCGGTGAAGGGAAGTTGGCTGCAGGAAGGAACCTGTCCCGGGTGCGGAAAGAAGGAAGTCTACTGCGCCGCTGACAATCCCAGAATGGTCAAATGCGGCCGCATCGAAAATTGCGGCTGGGAAGACAGCGTCCGCAACCTGTTGCCCGACCTGTTCGAAGACTGGTCCAAGCGCGAGCCCGCGACCGAAGCCAACCCCACTGCCACCGCTGACGCCTATCTGTCGCACGAACGCGGGCTCGATCTGCAGGGAATGCGCGGATCCTATTCGCAGGAACTGTTTCGCGACAACGAAAGCGGACAGGTGTCGGCCACCGTCCGCTTCCCGCTGCCCAACGACAGCTGGTGGGAACGGCTGATCGACCGCCCGGGGCGCTTCAAGAAAAAGGCAAACTTCAAATACGGCGGCAGCCACCGCGGCCATTGGTGGATGCCGCCGGTGCTTACCTGGGAAACGCTCGCTGCCGAAGAAGATATCTGGCTTGTCGAAGGGATCTTCGACGCCTGGGCGCTCAACCAGGTGGGCATCACGGCCGTCAGCCTGATGTCGGTGAACAACTATCCAGAGCATGCGCTTGCCGAACTGCTCAAGGCCATCGCCGCTACAAACCCTAAGCACCGCCCGCGCCTGGTCTTTGCCTTCGACGTGGGCGCCGCCGGCGTCAGCTACACCCGCAAGTTCGTGAAAAAGGCCCGCGAAGAAGGCTGGACCGACGCGACAGCCGCGCAGGTCCGCCCCGATGGCGAAGGAACCAAGCTCGATTGGAACGACCTGATGCTGCGGCATCTCGGTTGGAAGGGCGAGGCCGATCACGCCCCCTTCAGCGATACGATGATCGAGGAATATCTGTGGAACGGCGCGGTGACGATCGCCGAGACGGCGCGCGCCAAGGCGAAGCTGATCCACAAGCACCGCGGACTGTCAAACTTCACCATGCGCTTCGACAACCGCATGTGGGCGGCCAAGGTTTCCTATGAGGAAGAGGGCGGCGGCGCCAAGGAGCAGCGGCTCGACGTCGAGGAAATCGCCAACTGCGCCTTCCGTATCCTTTATATGGAGCGGGACGAGACGCTCGACGAAACCAATTATTTCCTTCAGCTCGACTTCCCCGATGGCCAGCCCACCGTAAAGGCGCGCTTCAGCAGCAATGCCTGCGCCGCCGGCGGCGAATTCAAAAAGCGATTGATGGCCTTCGCCGGCGGCTGGTCGGGCACCGCCGATCAGCTGGACCGGCTGATGCGTCAGCAGACGCGGCGCATCAAAAAGGTCGAGCCCCTGCCTTTCACCGGCTATTCCGAGGCCCATAACGCATGGGTCTTCGGCGAGATCGCGGTTCGCGACGGCCGCCTGGTCCAGATCAACAGCGAGAAATATTTCGATTTCGGCAAGGCGGCGCTGAAGCTGCGCACCCCCGAACGCATCCTGTCGATCAACTATAATCCCGATCGCCGCGACTTCCCCTGGATGAAAGATCTCTGGGCCGCATGGAATGTGCGCGGCTACGCCACCCTCGCCTTCTTCGTAATGTCGCTCTTCGCAGTGCAGATCCGCAACCGCCACGACAGCCTTGGCTTCCTCGAAATCACCGGCGACCCGGGTTCGGGCAAGACGACGATCATCACCTTCATGTGGAAGCTGTTCGGTCGCACGAAGTACGAAGGCTTCGATCCGAACAAGGGCTCGATCGCCGGTGTCGCCCGCAACTTCGTCAAGGTGTCGAACCTTCCCGTCGGCCTGATCGAGGGCAACCGCGACACCGAACGCGGCGCGCACCGGCGGCAGTTCGACTGGACCGAACTGCTGACCCTGTTCAACGGCCGATCGCCGCGCGTCACCGGCGCCCGCACCGGCGGCGCTGAGACGGTCGAGCCCCCGTTCCTTGGCTCGATCTACCTCATGCAGAATGATCGCATCGACAGCATCCCCGCGGTGCTCGAGCGCCTGATGTCTTTTTCCATCAACAAGGAACATTGGACCGATGGCAGCGCCGCGGCGGCACGCCGGATCCAGCGGACGCCGATCGACGATCTGTCGGGCACGATCGTCCATATCGTCCGGCAGGAAAAGCGCTGGCTCGAAACCTTTTCCAAGCAGTTCGACTATCACGAACGCCACATGGCCGACCGCACCAGCGGGCTGCACAACGATCGCTGCATCCTCAACCACAGCCAGCTGATTGCCGCGCTCGAGGCGACGGCCGAGATCCTCCCGATGGACGAGGATGCGATCGGGCAGACCATTCGCTTCATCGACAGCATGGCGCTCGATCGCCAGCAAAGCGCCGGCGGCGATCATCCCCTGGTCCAGCAGTTCTGGGACAATGTCGATTACATCCTCGATATCGAGGCCAAGGCGGGCACCAAGCCAGAGGACGGCATCAACCGCCACCGCGACGCCGGCAAGCTTTTCGCGATCAACCTCAACCAGTTCGATCAGCGCCTTCGCAACCTCAATATGACGCCCATGCGCATGGACGAGCTGAAGAAGGTCCTGCGCGGATCCCGCCGCCGGAAATTCGTCGCGGACAAGAGCGTGAACGGCCCGGACGGCCGCGGCTCGCACTGCTGGGTCTTCGAAAATCCCGAAGGCCGAACCTCCAACTATTCACCGAAGGGAGACTGACCATGGTCTGTGAAGTCACGCGTTTTCAAGCCGCCACCGAACCGCCGACGATCCACGCGACACAGCGCGACGCCGTCACCGCAGAGATCGCGATGCTGATGGGTTGCCGATCCGATGAAGTCGGCACCCCGTTGGTCGCCCGCCTGATCGTCGACCGCGCGCCGGCGGTGATCGCCTGCCTGTCCCAGCTCCACCCCGCCCAAGTCCAGGGAGAATGATGATGCCCAACACCTGCAATATCCACGTCTGCGCCCGCTGCAGCATCGAACATAACAGTGCAACCACCTATGACCCGCCCGGCTGGATCTGGCGCGGGGGCCGCCTCTATTGCGACGGCTGCGCCAGCCTGGTTCCCGACGCGATCGACGACTGCGTCCCCGCCCAAGCGAAGGAGTGCGACGACCGCACCGCACGGCGCGAGAACGTCTTCGCCCAGGCCAATCGCCAGATCGAAAAGATGGCGCGCGAGCTATCCCCGACCCAGCGCGCGGCCCTGCTGCAGCTACGCCAGGATGGTCGCGGCGATTACGACCCTCGCCTGACCGCCGCCCGCAAGGCGCTGCATCAGAAAGGTCTGGCCGACTCCCCCGTGTCGCTAGGCTTCGGCCGCAATATGATCGCGTGCTTGCAGCACCCGACCGCCCTTGGCCGGGCCGTCGCGGCCTGCCTGCAGAAGGAGGCCGCGTGATGGCTTGCGATTGCATCAGCACCGTCGACGCCATGCTCGCCGAACGGAACACCCGCATCATGCTCCCGATCATGCTCGGCGGCGACCAGACGCCGCCGCCGATGATCGTCACCGAGCAGATCGAGACGGGCCGCGGCAAGAAGAAGGCCTCCGGCATGTTCGCGACCTTCTGCCCCTTCTGCGGCGTCCTCTACAAACCGGCACCTGCCGAACCGGGGTCTGGCCAATGATTGTCATCCGCGTCGAGCTCTGGTCGGCAATCGACGGTCAAAAGACCGAGATCGCCCGGGCCATGATCAACAATGTCGGCGGCACGCTGAAAGTCGGCGACTATCAAGGCGAAACCTATCGCGGCCGATCTGTTGACGCCCTCAACACCGCCATGCGCCGGCAGCAGGTCACCCGATCGGGAACGGTCACCGGCCACCGCCGTCTGGACCTGCATGTCTGGCACCTGCTCGCAAAGATGCTCACCGCGATGGGTTACGGCAAATGAAGCCGCCCGCCGATCCCCGTGCCCAGTGTCACGCCAAGATGCCGTGGCCGACGAAGGCCGCCGCGCTCGATCATCGCCGCCGCCTACTCGATCGCCGGCGGAACCCCCGCGCCTGCCATAAGGAAAAGGCCCGCGGCGTATCCGCCCTGCACCCTTACCGCTGCCCATCCTGCCACCAGTGGCACTTGGGCAACCCCAGCGAGGGAAAGGTCGCGAAATGACCAAGCTGTCCGACCACGCCCTGCGGGTCCGTATCGCCGAACTCGAGGCGATCAACCGCACCCGCTCCCTCACCCAAGCCGAAAGCCAGGAGTGCGAGCGGCTTGTCCATATTCACCGATGTAGGGTCAACGCCCGCCAACGCTCGATCGAGCGCAACGCCGCGCGCCTGTCCCTGCTAACAGGAGGCCTACCGGCATGAGCGCCCCTCTTCCCGACTTCCCGATCGACAGCATATTCGGCCAATCCCTGACCGACGTGATGCGCGAACGCGCCCGCGCGATCGTCACCTTCGGCCACGACGCTGCGGCCGACGACGCGATCGGCCTGCACGCCCTGGCGGCCCGCGCGACCGCCTTCATGCAGATTGCCGACGATCGCGCCACCGGCGGCCCCGCCGCGCGCATTCTGCCCGCCGCACGGAAAAAGGCCGTCCAGGCCGTCGCCATCGGCCTTGCCTTCATCGACGCGATCGACCGAGAAATGGCGCGCGAAGGATCCGGCGAATGAAGGCGCCGCCCTATGCCCCCGCCGACATCCAATGGCTGCGCGACAATTATGGTCCTCTCGGCCCGCGTCTCTGTGCTGAACATCTGGGCCGAACTCGCCGCGCCATCTATGCCAAAGCCAACGAGCTCGGACTGCACTCGAAAGGTGAGCAGCGCGCCCGCTCGCCGCTGCTCGCTGGTGCTGAGCTTGAGGAAGCGATCCGGCTTCGCGAGGATGATCGCTGGTCATTCGCTCGCATTGGCAAGCGCTACGGCGTCTGCGAGGCCGCCGCGACCAATGCGGTGCTGATCGCCCTATGCCCCCGCAAGGGGCATTCCCCTGCCCGACGCGACGCGCATGGTGGTCTCTTGCCCTCGGAAATCGACCGCCTGCGCCTGATGCTCCAAATGGGCACCAAGGCGGTCGATATCCAGCTGCGCATGGGTGTCAGCGCGGCATGCGTTGCTGAACAGCGTCGTCGCTACCAAGCTGACCTCGCGACCCGCGAAAGAGCGCCACTTCCCCCTTACGGCAACGGCGAACGCTATAGCGGAGTCCGCGTGTCCAAGGCCGATCTGCGCCGTGTCGAAGCGATGCTGCTTCAGGGCTTTGGCTCGACCCGCACTTGCCGCGAAACGGGCGTCAGCAATACTGTGTGTAAGCGGGTCCGGAATAACTTGGTGAAGCGTCTTGCTCGCAAGGGCCAGTCTCTCCCCGGATGCGACATCGACGGCAACCGCCAGCGCCAACTTCCCGGCCTTCGAAACGTCCATCCCGCGCAGGTTAGCGCGATGAAGACCCTGCTGGTTGACGGCATCCCCGTCCGCCGTGCGGGCACTATCACCGGCATCGGTCACTGCAGCGCCTATAGGATCCGCGACGAATTGAACGCCGAGCGCGCCGCCCAGGGCAAGCCGCCCATCCCGCGGATCCACGTCAACAGCACCGCCGGCAGGAAAGCCGCGAAAGCCGCCGAATGGCTGAACGGCCCCCGCGATATTGTCCGCTTTCGACAGCTCATCATCGAACTCGGATACGACGCGGCCGTCATCGCGATGAAAGCCGAGATCCGCGATCGCGAGGATGCCGCGCGCGCCGCGCGCCAGGCGGAACGCGATCGGCCGCGCACCTTCGAAGAACAGCTCGAGCGCGTCCGCGCCGGCGCCAAAATCTCGATCCGCCAACCCATCCGCAAAGCCGACCCCGCCTACACCCTGGGCGGCGTCGCGACAGGAGCCCTTTGAAATGACCGATCACCGCGAATGGCAGCGCAAGACCTCGCTCCAGCACATTGAGCGCCAGCGCGCCGAACAGCCCGGCGCGCCTATGCCCGATAAGCATTTGGCCACGAAGGCCGCCCAATATGTCGGCTCGACGACAGATCAGGTCCTCGCCTGGATGCGAGGTGCGAAATGAAGGCGCTGACCATTTGGCAACCATGGGCCAGCCTGATCATGGCTGGCGCCAAACCCTATGAATTCCGGGGCTGGCGCGCGCCGCGATCGCTCATCGGCCAGCGCATCGTCATCCACGCCGCTGCTCGCCCAGTCGACGAAGAGGCGGTTTCCAACCTCTACTACGTCATGAAATTCTGCGGCGAATGCGACAGCATCGCCCGCGAAGCGCAAGAAACTTGCCTTTTCCCAGCCAAGGCGGTGGAGGTCTTCGAGCAGCATCTTCCCGCCTATGGTGGCAAGGGCCTGCCGATCGGCGCCGGCCTTGGCACCGCCCTTCTGGGCGAACCGCGCAACGGCATCGAGATCGCCGAAGAATTCGGCGTACCCCGCGCCAACGACAGCGAGCGCGACGATCATGCCAACTGGGGCTGGCCCCTCACCGACATCGAGATCTGGGACGAACCCATCCCAATGAAGGGCAAGCAAGGCTTTTGGAACTGGCCCGAACCCAAGGATTTCGGCCTTTGATCCCGACCATAACCATCGGCCCGCACCGCCTTTTTCTGGGCGATGCCTATGAAACCCGCGCGAAACTGGGGTTTCAGGATTGCGACCTGTTCGATCCACCTTACTTGATCCGCGCAAGCGGCGGCGGACGCTACCGCAAGAAGCGCCCGATGATGGATCAGCTGATTATCGAGGATCTGCACAAGGATTTCGATCATTCGATCATCAACCCGCTGCAGTGCGGCGCCGTCGTCGTCTTTGCACACAACGACCAGTTACCGAAGCTGCTGCCCTTACTCGACGGCAGCTTCCACCGACAGGCGCTTTGTGTCTGGCAAAAGACAAATCCCCAGCCGATCGCCAATAAGCATTATCGCTCGGATCTCGAATATTACGTACACGCATGGTCGCGCGGCTATCATCCCGCCGGCGCGATAGGCGACAAGCTACGCCACAGCCGTGTCTCTTCGCCTCGAGGCGCGGCGAAATTCGACCATCCGACGCCGAAGCCCGACGCCCTAATGGACAAGATCGTCGGCAACGTCGCGGGCGAAACCATCTGCGATCCCTTCATGGGCACCGGCTCAACCGGCGTCGCCGCAATCCGAGCGGGCAGAATCTTCACCGGCATCGAGCACAATCCCAAGCATTTCGAAACCGCCGTCGCTCGCTGCACGGCCGCCTTCCAGGAGCGCGCCGCAGCGTGAGCCAGGCAGGTCGCCCTGATCCTGATTTGATACGTTTCGTGCAGGCCCTTGCCCGCGCGACCGCGGCGCGCGACATTGCCGCCTCCCGTTCTTTACCGAATCGACGCCATGCGCACCGTCATATACGCCCGCTTCTCAAGCAATCTTCAGAATAGCCGGTCGATCGATGACCAGGTCGCCGTGTGCCGCGAGCGGTGCGAGGCCGAAGGTTGGACGATCGTCGACGTCTTCCGCGACTATGCGATCGGCGGCGGCGCCGGCGTCGACGAAAACCAGCGCCCCGGCCTGTTCTCCATGCTCGAGCTGGTCGAACGCGGCGGCATTGACCAGGTGCTTGCCGATACCAGCAGCCGCATCGCCCGCAACCAGGGCGACGCGCACCATCTCCGCGACCGCATCAACTTCGCCGGTGCCCGAATCTTCACCCTAGCCGATGGCGAAATCAATGCGCTCACCGGCGGCATCAAGGGATTGCTCGATGAACAGATGCGCAAGGATCTGGGCCACAACATCCGCCGAGCCCAGCGCGGTCGCGCGTCTCAAGGATTGTCGCCCGCCGGCATCGCCTATGGCTACCGCAAAATCCTGCAATTCGACGATCGCGGCAGGGCGATCAACGGCTTGCGGGAATTTGACCCTGACACCGCTCCGATCGTGACGCGGATCTTCACCGAATATGCATCGGGCCGATCGGCCCGTCAGATCTGCGAGGATCTGAATAAGGACGGCATAGCGCCGCCGAGCGGTCAGTTCTGGCAGGTCAACACGCTCGCCGGCAGCAGGACGCGGCAGGACGGGATTTTACGCAACTGGCTCTACAATGGTCAGCTGGTCGTCGGCCGCACGCAAAAGCTGATCGACCCGCGCACCCGCAAAACCCGCATTCGCCCAAGGCCGCGCGAAGAATGGTCATTCAATCCGGTCCCGCACCTTCAGATTATCGACGATGATTTGTGGCAGGCGGTCGAGCTGCAGTTCGCCAAATTCGCTGATCGCCCGCGTGAACATGCACGTCGCCCCGCGAAGCTTCTGTCGAAGCTTTGCGTCTGCGGCGAATGCGGCAATTCCTATACCATCGTTCGAAAGACCCGCTGGGGATGCCGCGGCTTCCGCCAAGGCGGGCCTTCGGTCTGCACGAACAGCCGGACGATCGACAACGACGATCTAGAGCGTCGCGCCATCAACGGCCTGACCGAGCAGCTGCTCGATCCCGACATGGTGTCAGCTTTCGTCCGCGAATATCATCTCGACTATACCCGCCGCGCTGGCGAGATCACGGGACGCGAAGCCGCGATCCGCGCCGAGCTGTCGGAATGCGAAGCGCGAATCGGGCGTCTGGTTGCGGCGATCGCCGATGGCGGCGGCGCGTTCGCCGAGATCCGGCAGGCCCTTTCCGGCGCGACGGCCGAACGCGATGCGCTGCAGGGCGAGCTGGCGGATCTCGACACCTTGCCCGTCGTGGCGCTCCACCCCCAGATCGCGGAGCGATATCGCGCCATGGTACGCGACCTCGCCACCGCGATGGACAATCCCGAAGCTTTGAAAGTCGCCGCGCCCGAACTGCGCGCACTGATCGACACGATCCTGATCACGCCCGCAAAGGCAGAGAAAGGCGTGGATATTCAGATCGTCGGCCGCCTCGCCAACATGATCGCGATGGCCACTGGCGCCCCGATGAACACCGCCGCACCCTCAGGTACGCTAACGATGGAGCGGGTAGCGGGAATCGAACCCGCCTAG